CTCACGGTGCGCGTCTTCCAACAGTCGCCACCGGTGAGCTTCGCACTCTTCCCATTCGCGGCGGAAGTGCTGCTCGCCGCGTGCCATTGCCAAGGGCGGCCTGAGGGAGCCTGGGTCGGGGCGGAGAGTGCGGAGCCAGGGGTGCAAGAGTAGCGGTTGCCGCTCCTCCATCATGCGACAATGAAGCGCGCCTGTTTCCGGCCCCTCTTGCTCCTCCCGCGTTTTGATGCGGAAGCGTGGCACCCACTCCATGTTGGCGAAGTAGCGCGTCATTCCACGCCCAAGGGCGATTAGGCCCTGTTCGCGTGCCTCAATCCGCAAACGGGCGATTTCCTCTTGCTCACGTCGCTCGATTGCCTCGCGGGTGCAGAACTCGTGGGGCTGGAGGTGGGGGACCCACAGCGCGGCGCGTTCAAAGAACTCCGGGGTGAAGACGCGCCGGGTGAATTCGCGGCCCATGGCCCGATTGAAGTGTCTCCGCTGGGCGTGCGCCCACGGCGCGTGTGTGAGCAAGCAGGCGCGCTCTTGTGCATCCGGTGGTTCTTCCGCGTGGCGAGCAAGTTGCTCTTCCGCCTCTTCCTGCGTCGGGGGCGGGGGGCGTAAAGCTCCGGGCCAAGTGAACCCGCCGACGTCCACATTCGCGAACTCTCGCACGACCTGGGCGGCAGTGGTGCAGGCGGTGTCGACGCCGGTCGCTGCGCGGGCCGCCATTCCGAACGCGCGGGCGGGCACGCTCTTTCGCGTGTTTCTCCACCCGAAAAGCTTTTTCCACCCGCGTCCCTGCAACCATTCGTCGCCCAGGCGTGTGTCGATGGTGCGCGTGGGGGCTAACCCCATCACGTCCTCGTGTGCGAGCCCGCCAAAGCACCGCCGGTTCTTGGCCTGCAATTCGCCGTTCCGGATCTCCAGCGCTTTTTCCAGCGCGAAGTGCACGGCGATTTCTTGCGTTGGAATGGAGCTGTACACCTGCTCTTCCAGCAGTGCTCGCCGTTTTTCTGCCTCGATCTGAGACGCGAGCACGGCGATGTGCTCGTCCATGGCTGAGCGCACAGTCTTGGGTGTCCAGTTGGACATGACCCTGGCACTGACCGCGACGTAATACGCCATGGGTATCCATGCAGGCGCGCGTTCCTCCAATGTCTCGCAACTGAGCCAAAGGAGTCGCGCTGGGTCGGAGCCGCGCGTGAGGAGCCAGAGCGGGTTACGCCGGTTGCCCGCCCGCAGTGCGTCGCGGTAACGCTCGTAGGTGAAGACACGGTTGCTACAATCGGCGGCGTGGTGATGACGGAGTGCGTACCATCCGTCGCGAATCGCTGTGGCGAGGTAGCGGTCATGCTCAAGTCCAGTGTGCGGAATGTAGTTGTCTCCTCGAAAGCACAACCGCCCGCTCTGGCTGCTCATCCACTGTGTTTCGATGAGCTCTGTTTCCCAACCCATCAAATGTGGGGCGTGGACGACAACACGTGGCCCGAGGTGTGTCCAGACGCTACAATCGAAGTGCGCAACACATCCGCATGTGGCAGGGTCGTGGAAGCAGTGCGGGACGGAATGGTCTTCCAGTTCCTTCAAAAGGACCTGGGACACTGGGCCGTCGCCGCAACAAACGTGTTGCAAATCGCAGTAACAACGTGGTTGGCAGGCATCGCAACCGCGCCCCATGTACGGGAAATTACCCGCGTAGTTGATGGTGCGGCGGCGAAGGGAGGCTCCCATTGGGCCGGGGCCAGGGGCGAAAGCCGGAGCGTCAGCGGGTGGTGCTGGCGCGGCAGGTGCTGGGCGCCCACAAGCAAGGGGCTCGTCGGCCGCTCTCGTGGGAGCTGAGAAAGCCACGGCGATGTCGGGAGCGTTTGGCGCAGCGGGCGGGTTCG